AGTAGTGTTGTTACATTAACAGGAGACGTTGCAGGTGTTACTAATGGTGACTATGTAAAATTTATAGGTGCTAATGTTTCCCAATTTGGTAACGCAACATATCAAGTTACATCTGTTTCTTCAACAGGATTTACAGTTGTAGATGGTTCTGTAAGTAACCCAGTTGTTGCAGGACTAGATTATATTAATTATGGTTCTACTAGTAATGGTGCTAATGTGCAGATTATTAGTGAATCTCATGGATTACCAATTGGTGCTAAAGTAGAACTAAAGGCATCAACATCTGCTTCACAAGTTAGTAATGCAGAAAAAATAGTATTAAATGGTGTTTCAGGAAGTACATATTTTATTGCTTCTACTAATCCAGTTACTGCAAATGTATCTGGAACTGCTGATACAGTACTAAGTGGCATAACAAAAATACACCATACTCCAGTTTTAAGTTTAAATTTATCAGGAAATACTTCTATTACAGAAGCAATAGCAACAGTACAAAATAGTCCAGAATTTCCTAACATTGCATTAATACCTGGATTTACTAACAAAATTTATATTAGTACGAAAGCATCTAATGATTCAGTTGGTTCAGCAAGTGGACCTGGTGTTGAATTTACATTACATGAGGATTCTACTGGTACACTTAATACATTGGGTTTAACAAGTGGTGCTAAAACTAGAACAAATAATACTGTAAAAGCAAAATTAGAAAGATGGTTTAATAATATACTTGATAGTAAGGATGTAGATTTATTTACGAGTGTTTTAGTAAACGACAAATTTAGTTCAACATCTATTAACAACTTAGGAACTTACAATTTAGATTTAACTGATACTGATGATCAGCAATTTATTAAATTCAAAACTAGGGAAGAAGCACAAAACTTTAATTATATTGTAAACGGATTATACTTTGCAACAGCGAATCCTGATATTAAAGGACTTTTAAACTTAGATACAAATATTCAATTACTAACATCTGAAACAGCAGGTGGCGGTAGTAAAATTACTACATTTGATTCTTTGAACTCTGCTACTATTACAAATAGTGGTTCCTCACAATTAGCAGTTACACTTGATGCCTCAAGTTATGACAGTTTTATACTAAATTATACATGTGTATATGATGGAACAACAGATGGAAACTATAGAAGAGTAGGACAAATGCTTTTAAACTCGTTTGGAAACACACAATCTAATCCTACTGCATTAGAAGTACTTATGCAAGATATGGCTACTGACGTTGCTCATATATTAAGTGGAGATGTGCAATTTACATCTGTGAGAAACGGAACTGATATAGAAATTTCGGCTGTTAATACAACTGGTAAGCAAATTACCATGAAGTATTTAATAAGTCGTTGGTCCTCATAATTGATTGATGTTTGTCAATATACAAACACCAGAGCAAAGACTATCAACTTGGAGAGATTTAAGAAATAAAAATCACTCTAATATTGAGGAAGTCTTAGAGGATTTTTCTCGTATAGATGTTAAATCAAGATACTTAGATTATTATACTCCTAGTAGTTGGCCAACCCCTTTCGAAATTGTAAATGAAGGATATTTTTGTCAAAGTGGCATCACGTTAGTATTGGCTTCTACATTAGTTTATAAAGGTTTCTTAAATAATGATGAAATAATTTATCCAGTGATAAGTAATAACATAACAGGCAATTCTGGATTAGTTATATTACATAATAATTTAGTTTATAATTTTTTGCCTAATAAAGTAGATACTTGGGACTTTGTCCAAGAAAATGCTACAGTATTCCAAATACATAATATACATAAAGAACAAATTATATCTTGATTTTATATTGTTTTATGTTACAATAAAATAAGGATAAATATGTTTGTTGGAAAAATAGTTTTTAAGGACACAGATACACATGCAGGTAAAAAAGAGAGACGGCACATTAGAAGATCTTAACGTAGAAAAATTACACAAAGTTGTTATGTATGCTTGTGAAGGTATTGCAGGTGTAAGTGCAAGTGAAGTAGAAATTAATTCTAAGATACAATTTTTCGATTCAATAGCAACAGAAGACATTCAAGAAACACTAATAAAGAGTGCCGCAGATCTAATCAGCGAAGATTCTCCTAATTATCAATATGTTGCTGGACGACTTATTAACTATCATTTGCGTAAGCAGGTATACAATACATTTGAGCCTCCTTGCCTCTGTGACATCATACAAGAAAATATAGATGCAGGATTTTATGACTCTCAATTTACAGAGCTCTTTACCAAAGAAGAAATAGACGAACTTAATTCTCATATTAAACATGAAAGAGATGAAGTTTTAACTTATGCGGCTATGGAACAATTCCGTGGAAAGTATCTAGTACAAAATAGAGCAACAGGACAAATTTTTGAAACTCCACAAGTTGCATATATGATGATTGCGGCAACATTGTTTGCAAAGTATCCTGCAGAAACTAGAATGTCATATATAAAGTCATACTACGATGCTATCAGTACTTTTAAAATTTCTTTGCCTACACCAGTTATGGCAGGAGTGCGTACACCACAAAGACAATTTAGTAGTTGCGTACTAATTGAAACAGGTGATAGTTTAGATAGTATCAATGCAACATCTAGTGCTGTAGTTAAATATGTAAGTCAAAAAGCAGGTATCGGTATAGGTGGAGGAAGTATTAGAGCAGTAGGTTCTAAGATTAGGAGTGGAGATGCAACTCACACAGGAGTTATTCCTTTCTATAAAATGTTCCAAAGTGCTGTAAAAAGTTGTAGCCAAGGCGGAGTAAGAGGCGGAGCGGCCACACTATACTATCCTATTTGGCATTTAGAAATTGAGGACTTATTAGTACTTAAGAATAACAAGGGCACAGAGGACAACAGAGTGCGTCATATGGACTATGGCGTACAGTTTAATAAACTAATGTATGAAAGGCTTTTAACTGGCGGAAACATCACGTTGTTTAGTCCTCACGAAGTTCCAGAACTATATGATTCCTTTTTTAATGATCAGGACAAATTCCAAGAACTTTATGAAAAAGCAGAACGTATGACAAGTATAAAGAAAAAGTCTATACCTGCACAAGAATTGTTTACTGCATTTATGACAGAACGTAAAGACACAGGAAGAATATATTTAATGAATGTAGATCATGCAAATACGCATGGTGCATTTATGGAAGATGTTGCTCCTATTAAACAAAGTAATTTATGTTGCGAGATTGATTTACCAACAAAACCATTAAATGATATAAATGATCCTGAAGGTGAAATTAGTCTATGTACTTTAAGTGCAATCAATTGGGGTGTACTAAAAGACACAACAGAACTTGAAAAGGTCTGTGATCTAAGTGTGAGAGCATTAGATGAACTATTAGACTATCAAGAGTACCCTGTTGTAGCGGCAGAATTAAGTACTATGAATAGACGTCCTTTAGGTATAGGTATCATTAATTTTGCATATTGGTTAGCGAAAAATAATAGTACATATCAAGAACCAGACTTAAACTTAGTAGATAAATGGGCAGAAGCATGGAGTTATTATTTAATTAAAGCAAGTAACGATCTAGCAAAAGAAAAAGGTGCATGTCCTAAAAATATGGAAACTAAATATGGTCATGGTATTACACCTAATCAAACATATAAAAAAGATGTAGACGAATTAGTTAAACACAAAGAACGTTTAAACTGGTCAGGATTACGAAGAGATTTAAAAGATCATGGTATTAGAAACAGTACATTAATGGCACTAATGCCTGCAGAAACATCTGCACAAATTAGTAATAGTACAAATGGTATAGAGGCACCAAGAAGTTATATTAGTATTAAACAAAGTAAGCATGGTGTATTGAAACAAGTTGTACCTGGATTTCCATATTATAAAAACAAATATGATTTACTATGGGAACAAAAGTCTCCTGCAGGATATTTAAAAATTATGGCGGTATTACAGAAGTACATAGACCAGGGTATTTCGGTAAATACATCTTACAATCCAGAACACTTTGAAGATGAAAAAGTACCAATGAGTGTTCTACTAACTGATGTCATTAATTTTTATAAATATGGTGGCAAACAGTTATACTACAATAACACATACGACGGACAAGGTGAAATAGATATTAACAAAGACGACAATCTACCTGAATTAGAAGCAGGTATGATTGACGATGAAGATTGCGAGAGTTGTAAAATATAATGACAGTTTTAGATACAAAAAATAGAGTTGACCATACAAAAGTAAAAATGTTCCTAGACCCAAGTGGTGGACCAGTAATGCAGAGGTATGATACACTTAAATATAAACAATTTGATAAGTTTACTGATAAACAATTAGGATTCTTTTGGAGGCCAGAAGAAGTTGATATTCTTAAAGATGCTACTGACTTTAAAAATTTAACAGACCATGAACAGCATATCTTTACATCTAATTTAAAGAGACAGATTCTTTTGGATAGTGTACAGGGTCGTTCACCTAATATTGCTTTCCTGCCTATAGTGAGTCTTCCTGAATTAGAAACATGGATTGAAACATGGGCATTTAGTGAAACAATACATAGTAGAAGTTATACACATATTATAAGAAATGTTTATCCAAACCCTAGCAAAGTATTTGATGAAATGTTGGATATCAAAGAAATATGTGATTGTGCTGATAGTATAACAGCCAATTACGATAAATTAGTACATTGGAACGATTTACTTGCCATAGGTAGTAAAAAGTATAATGAATACGAACATAAAAAAGCAATCTGGATGTGTTTAATGAGTGTAAACATATTAGAAGGTGTACGTTTTTATGTTAGTTTTGCATGTAGTTGGGCATTTGCTGAACTTAAAAGAATGGAAGGTAATGCTAAAATTATTAAATTTATTGCTAGAGATGAAAATGTTCATTTGGCAAGTACACAGACAATGTTAAAACTTTTACCACAAGATGATAAAGACTTTGCAAAGATACAAAAGGAAACTTATGCAGAGTGTACACAGATGTTTGTAGATGCTGTAGAACAAGAGAAAGCATGGGCGGAATACTTATTTAAAGATGGTAGTATTATTGGATTAAATGCAGAACTATTATGTCAGTATGTAGAATTTATTGCTGGTAAAAGAATGCACGCCGTAGGACAAGAAAAGATATATAACACAGGCTCTAATCCTTTACCTTGGACCCAGCAATGGATCACTGGAGGTAGTGTGCAAGTAGCACCACAAGAAACAGAAATAAGTAGTTATGTTATAGGCGGAACAAAGCAAGATGTGTCTAAAGATACATTTAAAGGCCTAAGTTTGTAATGAAACTTGTTGTATGTGGGTGTAGTTGGAGTTCAAGAGACCCTAATAACTTAGATACAGAATACGGTTATTACATTTCCAAACATTTTGATGGGATTATCAAAATATTGCCAGACCTGCTTGTGATAATTTTGGTATAAGACTGCAAATCGACTATGCAATAAAACATCTAAAAGCAGATTTTATAATTGTAAATTGGACTACAGCCTGTAGAATTTGTTGGAATAATACAGGCAAAGATTATGATATACAAAAGGGTTTGTCCCAATTATCCTATGATGTAGAAACAAAAGGAAGTGATGGTTCCCTTGAGGGTAACTTTACAAGAAAACAACATCCTGAATATCCTGAAGATACACCGGTAATTACTAGCCAAAGTCTTGTAAGTATTTTAGAAAATAATTTATCTTGTACATATGAAGAAGCATGTTATAACTGGTGGATGCTAGATCAATACTTTACAGAATCTCAATTTTATGCATTTAGGAAATGGTATCTTAATATGTATGATCATGATTTAGAAGCACATAAGCAAATATACATGATGCAAAGTGCTGTACACCAGATGCAACAGAACAATGTAAAGTTTTTATTTTGCCCAAATACATTTACATTTAAACAAACACAAACAAATCTATCAAGTAGCGACCATGATAATAGGCCTACATTAACTATAGATGGGTACTTATGGGATTTTGTACCAGATACAAATTTATTAGAACCCGGTATTTCTTATGCATTACAAGGCGATCACAAACGTATGCAGGAACAAGGATTAGAATTAGAACCAGGGTCAAAGTATACACATCATTTAAGTCCACAAGCACAAGAAGAATGGTCACACGAATTTGCAATACCTAAAATTCAAGAACTATTAGATAACTAGTTATAAATAGTAGAACAAACACACAGAGTAAAATTATGTATGACATCAAAAGCCTTATTGGCAAAACAGTAACAATAAAACTAACATCCGGAGTTGAACTTATTACAAAGATGATAGGATATGTTGCAAAAGATAAAAACGTTACATGTGAATATCCTATGACAATAGTAATTACTGACGGAGAAGTTGCGGCAGTACCTTATCAGTATACAGGAAATTCAAGTGAAGTTATATTTTCCCTTAATAAAGTTCTAACTATTTGCCCTACATTGCAGAAGCCTGAAGAAGACTATCTTAATTTAGTAGCCAATGCTAAAGAAGTTGATGCTGAAATAGTAGAAACTGCATAAATAATAGTATGACAACTTGTAGAGTAGGTATTGATATGGCGGGAGGCGGATTAATTATCGGCCCCGGAGTACCAACAGTCTTTGTTGAAGGTGTTCCGATATCAGTAGTAGGTGATGGAATAGCAACACATGGTGAAGCACCACATACAACAGGTAGTAGTCTTATTGCTACTGGTAGCGGCACAGTAATGGCAGGAGGTAGATTTGTTGCCATAGCACCTGGTGTTGTTAGTTGTGGACATACATTAGCACCAGGATCAATCACCGTCATTACAGGTCTGTAATGTCTAAACTCGTTTCAGTACGAGGCCCACATGCTCGAGGTCCAATGGATAATATAAGAATCCAATGGAACATGGGCAACTCATGTAATTATAATTGCGAATATTGTCCCCCAATACTGCACGACGGTTCTAAGCCGTGGTTACCCTTAGAGTCCTATTTAACGGCCATAGAGCGTCTATGTAAGCATTATAACAGTTTGGATAAACGTGTGGACTTTGAATTAATAGGCGGAGAAGTTACAGTAATACCAGGGTTTGAGGATATAATTAGAAAGATAGATCAATTTAATACACATAATGTTGTATTCACGAACGGTAGTAGAACAGTCAATTGGTGGAGTAAAGCAAAGTATTATATGGACGGAGTAGTATTAACATTTCATCCTCAAACACAAGATAAACAACATATTATAGACGTTATAAATGAGATTAAAGAAGACGTCACTATAGATATTAATATTGCAGGAATAGGTGGACAAGTTCAAGATTTAGGTGATTTTGTAGAAGAACTAAGAAATTTATTTTTAAATTGTAATCGTAATACCTATGATAACGTAAGTATATGTGTAAAAACAATGTATAAGAAGCTCTTAGGGCATCAGAGTAAGCAAGAAACATATTGGCAGTACACAGATAAGGAATTAGAAGTATTACAACGGCCTGGAATAAAACCAATGCCTGTAGAGCATATTGATCATATTGAAGATGAGGAACCTAAAGAGCATGTTCCAGACACATCCTGGATGACGGAATTTCTATATGAAGACGGAACTACAAAGTATGTACAGAGTCACCAAATTATAAATGAAGGACTTAATTCCTTTAAGGATATGAAATGTCATCTTGGATTTGAAAGTTTAAATATAGATGCTAGTGGAGATATGTATAGTAGTTGGTGTGGTGCTGTAAATTTTGGTAATGTTGCAGATAGTAATTGGAGTTTACCTGCTAGTAAGGTCATTTGTCCTTATCAATACTGTAACAATATTTCTGATATATCTATTACTAAGACGATTTAGACCAGTAGAAATCTTGTATATTCTTCTCTAAAGAACAATCTTGTAATTTCTTTTTAAAGTAAAATATATATTTAAATAATACATTTTTAACAAATTCTGACTCATCTATATGCAATTTATGTAAGCCAC